TAAAACAAGATTTAGAGCTTGACGTAGATGGTCAAGAGCTTGATCTCGAAGAAGCTAAGGCTACCGGTGAAGATTCAGAATCTGCTGATCCAGTAGTACCATCTGGCGGTAAAACTAAAAAACGTAAAGGCGACAAAAGCGGTGGTGAAAAAGCTGATGACGTTGAAGATGATGTTAAAACTCCACAAGGTACAAATACTGGTGGCATCAGCGAAGCTGTTGAGCGTTTATTCGAAGGAACTGAGTTTTCTGAAGAATTTAAAACTGAAACAGTTGCTATATTTGAAGCCGCAGTACATGAAAAAGTACTTGCTGAAAAAGCATCATTAGAAGAAAAATTTGAAAGTGACCTTCAGGAGCAAGTTGACGCTACTGTTGAAGAGTTAGTTGAAAAAGTTGATCAATACTTAGACTACGTTGTAGAAAACTGGATGGCTGATAACGCTGTTGCAGTTGAAAGCAATCTTAAAGTTGAAGTTGCTGAGTCTCTATTAACTAGCATCAAAGGTCTTGTAACTGAGCATAACCTTGAAATCGATCAAGAGCAACTTGACCACGCCGCTGAACTTGAAATTAAGCTTGAAGAAGCTACTAACAAGTACAACGAAGTTGTTGAGCAAATGATTGAAGCTAAGGAAGCAAAGCAACAAGCTGATATCGAAGTTGCATTCAAATCAATTTCTGAGGAATTAACAGACACTCAAGCGGAAAAATTGCGTGTTCTCTCAGAAGGCATTTCTTTCGAAACAACAGAAGACTACAGCAAAAAGTTAGAAGCTATTAAGTCTAACTACTTTACTGAAGCTCCTGTAGTTGTTGCGGAAGAAGAAACTGATCTTCTACAAGAAGAGAGTGAAGAAGAAGCTAAGCCTGTGATTGTAGATAATGCAATCTCAGCATATGCTGAATCGCTTTCCCGCTCGTTTGCGAAATAAGAATTTTTATAAATATTACTAAGTTAAATCTCAAATAAAAGGAGAACCATAATGAGAAATGAAGAATTACTTGCTAAGTGGAAACCGATTTTAGAGCATTCCGCTCTTCCGGGTATCCAAGATTCACATAGAGCGGCTGTAACCGCTACTATTTTAGAAAACACACAAGAAGCTATTTCTGAAGGTTCAACCTTTGGTGCTTCTTCATCTATCCTTTCAGAAGCTGTACCTGGTACTAGTACTACTGAAATCGGTGCAACTACTGCATCTGGTAACGAAAGAGGCATTTACGATCCCGTATTAATTTCTTTAGTACGCCGTGCAATGCCTAACTTAGTTGCATATGATATCGTTGGTGTTCAGCCAATGACTGGACCTACTGGTCTTATCTTTGCAATGCGTGCCCATTACGGTGCTGGTACTGCCAACTCTGCTTCAACAGAAGCTTTGTTTAACGAAGCTGATACTGATTTTGCTGGTACTGGAACTCATGCTAACGGCTTAGGTGCTGGTTCAGAAACTACTGGTACTGGTATGTCTACACAAGCGGCTGAAGCAAAAGGTGTTGGACTTGCCGAAGGCGCTCCAAACACTGTTGCTAGCCCAATCGCTGAAATGTCATTCAAAATTGACAAATTGTCAGTAGAAGCTAAATCTCGTGCATTGAAAGCTGAATATTCTTCAGAATTAGCACAAGACCTTAAAGCAATCCACGGTCTTGACGCTGAAACTGAATTAGCAAATATGCTTTCTGCTGAATTGCTTTCAGAAATCAACCGTGAAGTTGTTCGTACTGTTTTCGCGGCTGCATTTGCTGGTGCGAGTAACACTGCTACTGCAGGTACTTTCAACCTTGACGTTGACGCAAATGGTCGTTGGTCAGTTGAGAAGTTCAAAGGCTTAATGTTCCAAATCGAGCAAGAAGCTAACCAAGTTGCTAAGTCTACTCGTAGAGGTAAAGGTAACATCATCATTTGTTCATCTGACGTTGCTTCTGCACTTCAAATGGCTGGTGTTCTTGATTACGCTCCTGCTTTAGCTGGTAACAACTTGAATGTTGACGATACTGGTAACACTTTTGCTGGTGTTATTAACGGTCGCTTCAAAGTTTATGTTGATCCTTTTGCAGGTTCTAACTACATGGTTGTTGGCTACAAAGGTTCAAACACTTTTGATGCTGGTATCTTCTATTGCCCATACGTTCCATTACAAATGGTTCGTGCAGTTGGCGAGAACAGCTTCCAATCTAAAATTGGATTCAAAACTCGTTACGGTATGACTGCTAACCCATTTGCTCGTGTTGTTGATTCTAACGCAGTATCGCAAGATGGTCTTTCTGCAGGCACTAACGTTTACTACCGTAAAGTACTAGTTACTAACTTACTATAAGTTAATAACAACAAGATTCGATTTAAATCGAACATTCTTAGGGGATCGCAAGATCCCCTTTTTTTGGTCTATATAAATAGATATATACCAGAGGACTATTAAATGGCACTAACAAGTAACGTAAACTTTTTATCTCCTATTGAGTTTAAATTCTCTTTAAAGAGATTGCCCAACATCGAGTTTTTTATTCAGGCTGCAACTATACCTGGCATTATTGCAGGCTCAACTGAAATGCCTACTCCATTTAAAATATTAGATCAACCTGGCGACAAACTAAGTTATGACGAATTCATAATTACTGTCATTTGTGATGAAGGCATGGTTGCACATAAAGAAATTTCAGATTGGTTAGTTGCTTTGACTTTTCCTAAAAGCTTTGATCAATACGCTAGTTTAGGGCCTGAGACTTTCGGTAGTAGAGCTGGAGGCTCAATCGTCAATGTTGATGGAGATGGAGTGAAATCAGACGGCACATTGATCGTGCTAAATAGTAATAAGAATCCTAGCGTTAAAGTTAAGTTTGTGGAAATGTTTCCCACTTCAGTGAGTTCTATACAACTTAACACAACAGGAACAGACTTGACACCGCCAACTTTTGATGTAACGTTTAAATATCAAGAATATACAATATCAGTTTAGTGGTTGACAAGTAAGCAAGTTTATAGTATAATATATAAATTTGTCAAAATATTATGGAGAAGTGAATGAAGATAGATGATATCATTACATTATGGGAAAAAGATGGTCCAGTTGATGCTGTGAACATTTCAAATGAATCCGCAAACACACCTAAGCTACACAACAAATACTTCAAAATCTATATGGGCGAAGGATATCTTCTCAAGAAGATGAAATTCGAGTATAAGAAGCTGTACAAATTAAAGACAGAATACTACAGAGGCGAACTTGACGCTACTGAGTTAGCCCAGTTTGGATGGGAACCTCAACCATTGAAGATACTGAAGCAAGATATACCTTCATATCTAGAAGCTGACGATGATCTAATCGAGTCATCGCTGAAGATTGGGGCGCAAGAGCAAAAGGTGGAGTATCTAGAAGCGATATTGAAAATGATTGGCAACAGAGGATTTCAGATTAAGTCGATCATAGATTGGGAAAGGTTTAGAACTGGTGCTTAATGTCTGATCAAGTAACTATAGAAAAAGTCAATGAAGTCTATGTCACTATTCAAGCTGAACCAAGTGTCAAGATGGAACTGTCTGATCACTTTACGTTCAAAGTGCCTGGTGCAGAGTTTCACCCATCGTATCGAAACAAGATATGGGACGGTAAGATTAGACTGTTAAACTTAATGACTGGTAGAATATATTCTGGACTTGTACCGTATATATTGAAGTTTTGCAACACAAGAGATTATCCAGTTGTCATGGACAAGGGCATTATGCCAGATAATCAAGTCGATGATAACGCTGGTTATGATCTAGCCAAAGAGTTTAATGCAGTATTTGTTCCCAGAGATTATCAGAATGATGCAGTTGTTCACGCACTTAAATCAGATAGAGCGTTACTGCTCTCCCCAACAGCTTCTGGTAAGTCTTTTATTATATACCTGCTAACACGTTTTCACCTTGAATCGTCAAGTAGAAAGACATTGATTATAGTACCTACGACATCACTAGTTGAGCAAATGGCGTCAGACTTCATAGAATATAATAATGATCAAGAATTGAGCATACACAAGATTCGAGGTGGTGTAGACAAGAATGCAGACGCTGATATCACAATAAGCACTTGGCAGTCAATATACAAACTAAAGAGAGATTGGTTTGAAAAGTTTGATGTTGTCGTTGGAGACGAAGCGCACTTATTTAAAGCTAAGTCATTGACCTCTGTATTAGAAAAGATGACTGACTGTAAATACAGATACGGATTTACAGGTACGCTAGACGGCACTAAGACACACAGACTTGTTCTTGAGGGACTATTTGGCTGTGTATATGAAGTAACCAAAACAAAGAACTTGATCGAAGAAAAAACTTTAGCAGAGTTTGACATCAAAGCGATTGTTCTTCAATATCCTGACGAAATAAGAAAGCTAAATAAAAACAACTCATATCAAGAAGAGATAGATTGGATAGTTAGAAATGAATCGCGTAATAAATACATTAGGAACTTGGCTCACAGTCTTAACGGCAATACGCTCATACTTTTTCAGTTCGTGGAAAAGCATGGTAAAGTTCTTGAGCCAATGCTCAAAAAAGATGATAAGTCTGTACACTTTATACACGGAGGTATCAGCGCAGATGATCGTGAAGAAGTTCGTAGAATTACTGAGTCTAGCGATAACAACATTATTCTCGCTAGTTACGGTACTTTTAGCACTGGTGTTAATATTAAGCGTTTGGATAACATTATCTTTGCCAGCCCTTCTAAATCCAAAATCAGAAATTTACAATCGATAGGTAGAGTACTCAGAAAGGGTAACGGTTCAGATAAAGCCACACTTTACGATCTAGTCGATGATCTACAATGGAAAAACAAGAAGAACTTTGCAGTGAAACACTTCATGGAGAGAGTTGATATATATAATGATGAAGAGTTCGAATTTAGCATCTACAATGTCAACATAAAAGGATAGCGGTATGGGTCATATAGTACACATAAAACTAAAAAATGGTGATGACTTGATAGGCAGAAAGATAGAGCATGATAGAGAAGGTCAATATCACATAGAAGATCCAATCAAAATTAAGTTTGACCCTCAGTGCGGAATCATAGCACAAAGCTGGCTGATATTGTCAGAAAATGATTCTGTCATATTTGAAGATAAAGATATCATGCTCATTGGTTGGGCAAACCAGAGAGGTGCAGAATATTACAAAGCATTCTTTGAAGAAAAAGATGAATCTGATGATTATGTAGAATACAACCTTGAAGGAAAAACTGAGCTTGATAGAGAAAGAGAAGAAATGATTATATCTTATCTAGAATCTAAAGGTGAGGTAAAACATTAGTATTATTCTTAGGCGTTAAAAGCATTCTACAAGGATGCCAACCAAATGTCAAGTCTTTTTTAAATTTATTTTTACTTGACACCTGTTATTTTTTGTTATATAATGTTATCTAAATCAAAGTGAGGGACCGAATGGCTAAGAAGAACTATGTAAATAATCCAGAATTTCTAGAGGCGATAGTAGCTTACAAGAAACTATGTCTTGAAGCAGAAGATTCTGGTGATCCAAAACCGCAGATACCAGACTACATCGGTGAGTGCATTTATCAGATATCTACGAGACTTGCATCTAAGCCTAACTTCTCGGGTTACTCATATAAAGATGAGATGATATCTGATGGTCTAGAAAATGCGATCCAAGCCCTTGGTAACTTCAATCCAGAAAAATCTAGCAATCCCTTTGCATACTTTACTCAGATCATATGGTATGCTTTTCTAAGAAGAATCGACAAAGAAAAGAAACAATTGTATATAAAACATAAAGTTACAGAAAATTCTGTAATGTCTGGTACAGCAGTTGAAGGCACAGACGAAGAGTCTGGTAGCCCTAGCTACATTGATTTAGATAATGAATATATGACAAACTTTGTTCGAAACTATGAGCAAAAGATGGAAGATAAAAAGAAGCAACAGCAAAATAGAGCAAAGAAAGGCTTAGAAAAGTTCATAGATAACGAGGACAAGTAATGAAGATAGCTGTTATAAATGATACGCACTGGGGTGCGAGATCAGATAATGCCGCATTCGCTGAATATTTCATCAAGTTCTATAGAGAGATATTCTTTCCCAAATTAAGAGAAGAGGGTATCAAAACCATCTTTCATCTTGGTGACGTATGCGACAGAAGAAAGTATATCAACTTTGTAACAGCCCAGAATCTAGAAGAAAACTTTATGAGAATTTGTGCTGAAGAGGGCATAGACATATACTTGATCGCTGGTAATCATGATACATTCTATAAGAATACTAACGAAGTCAATTGCTTACGTCAACTATATGGTAATTCTAAGTATGGTAATATTCATATCTACTGGGAAAAGCCTGTAGAGTTAGACATGGACGGGTGCAAAGTGATGATGGCACCTTGGCTCTGTGCAGACAACTGGAAAGAATCGTTTGAAATGTTTAAGACGACTGATGCTCAAACTTTGTTCGGTCACTTTGAGTTTCAAGGCTTTGAGATGATGAAGGGTCAGATATGTGATCACGGATTAGACAAAGCGGTATTCAACAAGTTTGATGCTGTATATTCTGGTCATTTTCATCACCCATCTACGATAGACAACATCACCTATCTTGGTGCACCATACGAGATGACTTGGACAGATTATGATCAGAAGCGTGGCTTCAGCATCTTTGACACTGAAGACCGATCGATGACCCATGTAGAAAATACTTTAAGAATGTTCCATAAGATCATGTATGATGATACGGATATGACAATTGAAGATATTGCACATCTTGACACATCGAACTTGACAAACACCCATATTAAAGTTATAATATCGAACAAGACCAATCCATATATCTTTGATTTGTTCTTAGATAAGCTACAAGCGGCAGCCCCTTGTGATATCAAGGTTGTTGAAGATCATATGAATTTGGACGTTATTGATGAGACTGAGCTAGTAGATGAAGCTCAAGATACATTGACTATTTTGAGACAGTACGTTGAGAACCTTGAGATCACTGGAAACAAAAGCAAGGTACAAGGCGTTTTAGATGAACTATATCAAGAGGCTATAGACCTTTAATGGCAAATATTGTATTTGAGTCTGTTCGTTACAAAAATATATTATCAACTGGC